CAGGCCATGCATGGCCTGAGCAGTGTAGTAAACCGGGATAGCGTCGGTTTGCTGTTCACCCCATTCCCTAGCCTTAAACGGGCTGCACGTCTTGATCTCGATGTTTTCCCCACTTTCTGCCTCAGCATCTATTTCAGCGGCTATAAAGGGTAACTCGGGGTCAAGGTAGCGCTGACCGCGCCGGGCTATCACCAGGCCTGTTTCCTCAGAAAGCAGGTCGATAACGTAGGGTTCCATGCGCTGGCCGCGGGAAAAAATCTTCTTTTTCGCCGGGTCAGGCTCGCTTTTTCGTGGCTGCACCTTGTCCAGGTAAACGTCCAGTGGCGTTTTCCATGGCGAGATGCCGAGGATACCGGCGACATCGCTGCCACCTAAAAATTTCTGCCTGTCATAATTTTCAGGTGATATTGTTCGCAACATTTGCATGCTCCCCAAGGTTCCGAATCAGGTTGTCATATTTGCAATGGCATGATCGGCACAGGCGTATGTAATCATTGGGGTCGTGATACTTTCCTGAAACATTCGCCCATTCATACTTTTTGCTGCTATCAACGCTCTGGCAATGTTCGCAGTGTTTTGGTGAGCCCCGGAGGCGATAAACTCGAGCATGGGCAGCTTTATAAGTTATTTTTTCTCCAGACCAGTTTGTATTTCTCTCCCCTTGCTGATCTCTTTTTGCTGCAACTCTCCGGGGAATTCCGCATTTATCCATGAACTTAAGCACGCTAACCGGCTGGCAATTTAAAAGTTCAGATATTTCCTTTACTGTCATATTTCGTTCGTTATAAAGATGGCGAACCAACCCTTCATTCAGCCATTTCACCCTTTTGCTTTGCTTGCCGCCGATGTATTTGGTACGGTCCATAGCGCCGACACTAATCATGGCATCACCGCCAGATCGGCAGACCAGCCGAAAGCTAATTCCCAGTCGTCTTCTGCCTGCTGCCAGGCGAGCGCGTGAATCAGATCGTTGTATGCTTCACCTGCTTTTGACGTGTAGAAGTGGCTACGAAGTTCAAATGGTACAGAGCCTGTGCTTGCGAAGTCGGTAAGCGATGCCGGATAGAGCTTAAGAATCTCGTTGGCGCGGCTATCAATCCACGCCTGCTTTTCTGCATCGGCCTGGTGCGCCTTTGCTCTTTGATGCTCGGCGCGGTCCTGCATGCGATACGCTTGCATGCTGTCCTCCTGAAAAAGGTGTAGAGAATCCCCGGCGCCGTAGTGGCCGCCAGCAGAGAAAAATGGTAGGGATTAGTGAATCAGCGGCTCGGTTCGCCGCGGTAGTTCAGGCAGATTTCCACCTTATCGGTGGTGATGCGCGTCTGCTCGTGCAGGGAGAAGGCGTAGAGGCCTTTCTCGACGTTTGCCGATGCGCGCATTGTGCGGCCGCCGTGTTTGATCAGCGTACCGGGCTGAACCTCTGAACGCGGGATAACGGTAGTGCCGTAGTGATTAGCCATTGTCACCCTCCACCACATGCCCAAGGCCAGCAATCAGCATCTGCTGGCGATTCAGCATTACTTTTTCCCGCTCCTTGCCTACCAGCGTTAATTGCCATTCATCCGTCCACAGCTGGCGAACCTTATATTCTTTGCCGTTGTAGATGACCGTTGCGATGATGTCCCGCGCTTTTATCATTGCGTCAGCCATGACATAAGCCCGGGAAGCGATAATGTCAGCCGCGTTGCGCACGCGGTCCTCGGCATCGTCGGAGTTGTTGGTAAGCAGCGCGCACATAGCCTGTGCTGCGAAGTAATCCCGGAGCGACATGCCTTCGTTAAGGCCGCTCCATTCAGTCGGCGCGGTAGGGAAGGCCTGCCCGCCATCGTTTTTCTTGAACATGAATTCTCCCGCGCTTGAGGCCGCGCCGCCGAACGTTGAACAGTGAACAGGTATTGCGTGTCGTTGTTGCTGATAACGAATGCCTCTCGAACAAGAGGCTTTGGGTATGGGCAACAATAGCCCGCCACACTCTCGCAGTGGCCGTGCTCATGCCCTTGGAATCCTGTCGGCCCATGCCCGCCTATAACCAGTTCAGGATTGGCTGTCCTGATGCTTCCCCGGCGCTGCTTTTATTCATTAACCCTAACCAGATGCGAAGCTGGCTCACGACGAGAGACTCGGGCGCAGGTCATGCCCCTGCGATTGCTGCCTTTCGGCTGCTGCGGTCCAACCGCGTTACTGCTTCATCTCTATTCCTCCTCTTAGTTGGATGTCAGCACCCGACCCTGTCCGCCGCTTGCCCGAGGATGCCGCGCCCCCTTGAGGGCCGGTGATCGTCAGGGAACTGAGTTGCGCGAATCTCTTCGCTCAGCGCCAGGTGCAAAGTTGATTTGTTAAAGAAGCAGGCGACTTGCTGTCCGCCGCGGCTTGAGGCTGGTGCCGCATCGATGTGTTGTCTCGATGGGTTAATAATAGCTATGAGTATTATTGATAGCAATACGTATTGATATTAAACGATAGCAATAGCTATTATGTGTTTGATACCTAAGAGAATTAATTTTTTTAAATTTCGCGTGCTAAGCTGAAAAAAGGTTTTTTGTCAGGAGGTGCTATGAATTTTGATGACGACAAAGCTGGCCTGTTGCTGAACGCAATAGGTATGGCCGTGGTGGATTTGATAGCCGCTCAGGTGCCGATAACCAGAGATACACTGGTGGAACGGCTTGAGCACAACCGAAAGGTAACTGGAAACGTTATAGGGAAGGGTGCTAACAGGGATGCGGCGGAATTGGTACGGAAAGGGCAATAAAAAACCCGGCGCGGTGGCCGGGATGTGGGGGTTAATTGAACTTCAAGCTTTTTCCGGCCGCAACAAGCATGTGGTCATAATACTTAGCCATGTCGTCATAGCTAAGTAGATTGAAAACGTTGTCAGCATAACCGCCTACTAAATTTAACTGCTGAGAGTGAGATCTTTCTTGTGAAGGCTCCGCTGCGAACACCACAAAAGTTTTAACTTCACTTTTCCACTTGGCTTTGGCTGCGTTCATTGTTACGGCCTTGAACGCAGATTCCCCCATTTTCTGACGATTATTAGAAATCCTCAGATCTAAAGTTTCAGTTAAATGATAGATTCCATTTTTCAACAATAATTCAGCATAAAGCCCTTCTGATTCAGAAAGAGGATATCCTTGCACCACCTTGTGCTCGCTAATATCTTGAAGGTTCTTGCCCATGACGCCTTCCTTCTCAAACCGATCTTTTAATTCTGTAATAATTCTCTTTTGAGATACTTCTATCTTTCTCTTGGCTTTTTCTGCTGTAATAAATAACTTATTTAACTCATTAATTTTTGATTCATATGCTTTTTCATCCACGGCGTGGAATGTGCCAACATTTGACAGAATGAAGCTTCCCCTGAAGAAAAGCGATGCCTGCTCAAGGCTTAGGCCTGAAGATAAAATATCCTCAAGTTGCTTGCGGCTACTTTCAAGAGCGCTAAGATCAAAAATATTAGTGATGGCTTTTAACTTTGAAGGATTATCGATAATGCGTACATCAGGCCCTGACGGTTTCATCACAACAAGGCCGACATTGATTGTTTCTGCGCGCACAGGGTTCGGTGTTATTCTGATAATACTGTATTTGTATGTATTCATTTCAGCACCTCCCCTTTAACTATATCGATTCGCTTCATTCGCCCATCACTGGACCACCAAGTTAAGAGAGCATCCCTTTGCAAAGGGTTAATCCATGCTCCAGGCATATCTTCAAATATCCTTTCGACAGTACTGGTAGATACTTTAGATAACTTCTCCAGAACAGTCACTGCTGGCTCTTTACACGAAACATCATTATAAGTCAATTGTTTGATGGCTTGCCAGCAATTCGTTGTGTTGTATCCAAGAGGGATTAACGCTGTGTCAGTTTTGTTCGGCCAACCCATCACCATAGCTGCAAGACTGAAATCAAACGCTTGAATCGTTAAGTTTCCATATCGATTCTTCGTATATAAATAATTACCAATATGCCTATCAATATTAAAAACAAACTGATCAAAAGCGTAGACTGACCATACTTGTTTGCGAAGAATTGAAGGGCCTGACATCAATTCAGTAGCAAAATCAACTTCTTCTTGAGGCTTACTTGCAGCTGCAAGGTCATATCTTGAGCCAAAAAAATGCTCTCCAGTCTCCGGATCAATTAAAACTCTGCATGTCGGAGTTGGAAGCCCACTCAACTCAGCAAGTCTAGTACATAACCACTCCGAGGCTGGGATCTGTTTAGGGTGAGGAACGCCAGTTAGTGCGGATGCATCGCCATCGGATACCCCTTTTATTGCATATTCCAATCCATCTGATGCAATAACAGTATGTCTAAGATGGGCTGTGCCCATAGCAGGCCTATAATCAACAATTTCAAGGCTAAACAAAGGCTCTTGAATCGTCATGTTATTTTCAGGTTGCGAGTCTTCTTCCATTCCTACTCCACTACTTGATTATTGAGAAAGCCCCACCCAAACGTCTCTTCAAGCCACTGCTACCAGCTATGCGCTGGCCAGAAGACGTTGCCGATAACAGGAATAAATCGATAAATCGCAAGAGAAACAGTAGATTATCCGTGCTTACGATAAGTCTGGGGCATACTTCCGATAACCTTCCCGAAGACGAAGACACGATTCATCTCATCACGCTCTATAGGCTCCCATGGCGCATAGGTTTTATTGTCCGAGATAACGAGCAGCTTATCCTTCATCATCTGCAAACGCTTCACATGGGATGTGTCGTCATAAAGGAAAGCGTAAATTCCGTCGCCATCGTACTTTTGAACGCTGATATCAATGAAAAGCAGGTCGCCAGGCTCGATCGTCCCGCTCATGCTGTCTCCACGAACGTTAATGATGCGAATCTGGCTTGCTTTACGCCCATTGAACATCTGTCTAGCATCCTCTACCGAGTATTCAACAGAGCGGAGAACCTCAACAAACTCATTGTTGACCGCCCCGTCACCTGCGCTCACCGCCAGGTCGAGCACGTCTATACGGAATATACTCGGATTTTCTTTTGCTGCTACTGCAACTGGTTTTTGTCCATCGTCACGCATAGGTCCAGATCCTGTAGAAAGCCAGTCTGATCGAACGCCTAATGCTTTTGCTATCTCAACAATTTTTGTTGAGCCCCTCGCGTTTCCATTAACTAATCGCCAAATCGTGGGCTGAGCAACTCCTGACGCTTTGGCTAAAGCACCTTGAGACATACCTGTTAATTCCATCGCCTGGTTAAGGCGGTCAGCAAGAGATTCATTTTTCATAGTTTAAATTTATACGCTTGCGTATTGATGGTCAAAAAACGTTTTGCTATTGCCAAAATTAATACTCATTGCTATTATCAGTTGCGAACAATACTTAAAGGAATTGGACATGACCAATAAAGTGATTCAGCGCGCCATCGATATTGCTGGCAGCCAAAAGAAATTGGCAGACCTCTGTGGCGTTGCTCAGCCTACCGTCTGGCGCTGGCTTCATGGTGGCGGCATTGACGCGAAATACGTCATGCCGATCGTAAAAGCGACAGAAGGGAAAATTAAAGCCACTGAAATTCGCCCGGACCTGGCTCCATTACTTCGGGCCAGTTAACTCCTTAAGCCCCAAAACGCTCTTTAACAATCTGGAATCCCAAAACAACCAACTAACTTTTTGGAGATTACTTTATGCAAACACTTAGTTTTCAGAATGATAACAGGCCTTCATCGGCTCCGCTGATAGCGAATTATCAAGGCGTTCCGCGCAATAACAGTAAGCTGACCCGTATCAGGGAAGCGGTAAAAGCCTGGAACAAAGCAACGCCGGGCGCCGCGCAGAATCACATCTCTCAGCTGGTTGCTAAAGAGTGGCTGGCTCGCGGCGGACGAGGATTGTTGCTTGTGGGCTCTGAGCACAACACGAAGCAGAACTTCTTCCGGATGATTAACGATCCGGGTCCGAAAAATGACAGGAACCTGCTCCAGTTGATTCCCGTAATCATTGATGTCATGGCTCGTGATAACGAAAAAATCGCTCGTCAGTTCGGCTATCTCACCGGGAAGACAGAGGCGGAGATTATCGCTGACGCCGTTAAAGAATGCAGCGAAGCACATCAGGCGAAGCTTCTTGGAATGCCGGTTCAGAGACTTGAGAAAGAGGTCAGGGAGGCGGCAGAGGCGCTGTTGAGGTTTCTGCCAGCCGATTCACTGGGCGCGGTTTTAACGAGTCTGGCAGCAATGACACCGGGGATTTTGTAATGAGAACTTCAGAAAAGGCGAAAGCCGCTCTGCGGGAACAGAAGCGGCCTTCATGTGTAATCACGTCAGCAATCACGAGGTAAGTATGCCAGGCAAATCTGGATATGTAAATCAGCGGGAGGCTTTGCCATGAGCAATGTCGCCTACGTCAATTTTGCGGAACAATCCGCCGTCAGGAGCAACCGGATGGAAAACCAGAAGCATGGTTACATCCCGTTGTACCGGAGCGTCAAAAAGCAGCCCTGGGCGAAAGACGTGTATTTGCGGACGCTCTGGGAAAACCTTCTCATTGATGCCGCCAGGCAGCCATACACAGCCTCGTTTAAGGGGCATACCTGGCACCTGCAAACCGGGCAACTGGTAACCACATCGGCAGATTTGGGCTTGTCATTATGCGACCGTAACGGTGAGCCAACCAGCCGTCACGCAGTTGAGCGCATGCTCAGTTATTTCGAGAAGCTGGGCATGATTTCGGTACTGGCGGAACGGCGTAAAGGCACGCTGATTACTGTCCTGAATTATGCCGAATATGCTCAAAAAATGGACGACAACCCCGCGCATAACACCGCGCATAAGCCCGCGCATAACAAAACCAGTGCTGACGCGGCTTTGAATGGTGGTGCCGCGCATAAGCCCGCGCATACAAGCGCGCATCATGAACAAGAAGGTAATAACAATAATAAAAACATTACGTCCGAGAATTCTGGCGAATCCTCTGACTCACCTTCTGAAAATCTTCCTGCTCTTCGACCTGGTTCAGCTGTCCAGACACCGAAGGGTGACAAATGGGGAACTGCTGACGACCTGACGGCAGCGCAGTGGATGTTTGGCAAAGTACGGGCAATCACCTCAGCAGTGCGGGAACCTAACTGGGCAGGCTGGGCCAATGACGTTCGTCTAATGCGCGGTGCATTGAAAGCCAGTCACCGCGAAATATGCGAAGTGTTCGAGTGGGCCAATGCTGATCACTTCTGGAAGACCAATATCCTCAGCCCTGCAAAGCTCCGCGAGAAATGGCCGACGCTGAAAGCGCAGATGAGCCAGCCGGGCCGTAACAGGCAGCAGCAGGCGCCGCAGCAACCCGAATATCACTGGAACAGCCGCCAGGCATGGGAGAACGATTTCTTATGAGAGACCTGATTTCAGCAATTCAGCATCGCGACGGCAGCGCGCTGGCGCGTATCGCGGGTGATGGGCCGCTGCCGGATGAGCGCGGCGTGCATGAGGACGTTGAACGGCTGGTGGACATGCTCTTCGCCAACCTGAAACAGCTCTTCCCCGCATCGGTCAGCACTGCGCTGAAAGACCCGAAAAACGAGGACCTGGCGAAGAAGCAATGGATCGCCGCCTTCGCCGAAAACGGCATCACAAACAGGGAGCAGCTCGCCGCAGGCATGAAGCACGCCCGCGCCAGTCTCTCACCGTTCTGGCCGTCGCCGGGTCAGTTTATCGACTGGTGCAGAGAAGGGGAGCTACAGAAATCCGGGCTGCCGGATGCCGACGGGCTTGTCGCTATGGTTCACACCTACTGCGCCCGCCGCGGTTACTACGACGCGCCAGAGGCTTACCCGTGGGAACACCCGGCGCACTACTGGCTGATCACCTCGCTGTACAGCGGAATGCGTGCCAACACCTGGACCGAAGCCGAGCTGCGCAAGCGCGCCGCCGCCGAACTGGCGCTGATGGCCGCACGCATCAACCGGGGTGAAGAGATTCCGGCGCCGCGCGCCATGTTGCCTCAGCTTGGAGGTAAACCGCTCGGTCAGAAAGAAGGGCTGGCGAAAATCGCAGAGATTCGTAAGAAATTTGGTATCCGGGGAGGCCGGGCATGAGTATCGACATAGCAAAACTGAAAGCGGCGGCTGAGCGCGCAAAAGCGGCGGCCGCTGATTATCAATCCGGCGTTATCGACGCGGGTGTATTTTACTGCCGCGCCGCAGAATTTCACCGCCTGACAGACAGCCCGGAGCAAACACTGGAGCTGATAGCAGCGCTGGAAGCCGCAGAAGAAATGGTAGAGCTTCAGCGATTCAAGCTTGAGCGACAGGCAGAAGATTTGCATCAAGCTAAATCGCTAGAAAGCATCCACAGAGAGAAGCGTTACGAAGTTGAGCGGGAGTTTAATAGCTACAAGTATGAAACAGACAGAAATTTTCACCGTTTAGCCAGTGAAGTGACTCGTCTTGAGGATGCGCTGGAATTAGCGGGCATCAACCTTGAGACAGGGGGTGAAGCGTGAGCATTCGTTCAGAGCACGGTTTCGGGCCGGTAACAGTTGAAATTGACTGGCTCGATAATTGTCCAAAATGCGGGCACGAGAAAGCGCGGGTGACTGGCTGGTCTACTACTACGCAGCAGTTGTGGGCAGGAGATGAGGTTGCCTGCGCAAAATGCGGACACAAGGGCGAGGTTGACGCGGACGGCGAGAACGCTTGGGTTGAGTGGGGTGAAGCATGAACGAAATAAGCAAAGAACGGCTGAAAGAGATACTCAGCGATGAGACCTATGTCATGGTGATGAGCAGTGAAGTAATGGACATGGCCCGCGAACTGCTGGCGCTGCGTGAGCGGGCGGAGCCTGGTAATTATCGGGTTGTTCATCTTGACGCGCTGGGCGCCGCCTGTGGCGCGCTTCAGCGATACGCCCCGGCCAGCGAAACATTGGCGCTCTTACGGCGATACACCTTCGGCGATTTATCTGCGATTACTCTCACGCCGGTTGTGCCAGATGGGTGGGTAGCTGTGCCGGTTGAGCCTACTATTGAAATGCAAATCGCGTTTGCTGAAGCATGGTTCAGTAAAGTCCGTTGCGTCGATGACTATGAGCTTGAGGACGCATATGCCGCCATGTTGGCCGCAGTCCCGGGTAAGGAGGGGTGATGGACGCGTTCAACGAATATGGCCTCACTGACTGGTTTCTTCTCGCAACAATCCTGCTCACTTGGTTTTATCTGACAATGAAAGCGCTTCACTGGATTGGCGGAATCATGCTCCGCCATGGATGGAGGTGGTGGAACCGGAAGGATGAGAAAGCGCTGGCACTGGACTCATTCTATGAAGCTTTCAGCCTCGATAATCTTGAGCCCGGCGAGACGCTGACCGCAAAAACGGAAAGTGGCCTGGTCATCAAGATTCACAGGCCAAAGGCGATGCGAGATGCCTAACCCATTCGATGCCCTGATGTTCACTAAAGGTAAAATATATTGAAAATGTTGTAGAACTTATCTATGAAACTCTCCATTCTTTATTAAAGCCCCGCCAGACAAGAAGATTGAGAATGACAGGCAAACTATATGTGGTTGGAGCGGTCATGCTTGCCTTTAGCCAGTATTCATTGGCTGATAGTTTCGATGAAATTATAAAAGGCCTGGATAAACCGTATGCAGTGACTATTCATAAGCAAACGGGTGTAAGGTGCGTTTGGACAAAAAATGAAAATGGATTTTTGGAGAGCGAAAATTTTGGCAACGAAGGAACTGGTTTGTGCTGGAGCAAGGAATCCCTTGATGACGCTAAGTCGATGGATAGGCATGGTTCTTTGAAGTGGAATCGTGGCAAATCCTTGCCTAAGGAATTTATCACGGATATTTATAACTCTTGTTTTTATGGGTACATGGGAAGGGAAACTGGCGACTGGACAACCTATTTAGCTGACAAATACGCTAAAACAATCAGTAAATACTCTGGTGATGGTGTGTCTATAAATAAACTAGGAAGGGCTTTTGATTATGGAAAAATCTCCGCCTCGTCGCCTAATGACTGTTCACTCACTGCCAGGCAATTAATAGCTGGTGATTGACCTTTCTAATAAAGTTGGCGTTTGATATTCCTTTATCAACAGGCCATAATGCAGTTGCAGCCTGAACAACTGCGAGGGGTCTGAACAACCCCGCCCGGCCTGAACAGCCAGAACAGAACTTGCGTGTCATAGGTGAGAAATCATTTATGGCACATGAAAACGCGAAACCCCTCTCTTCACTGACGTCCACGGGCGCCAGCGAATTCTTGTTTTCTGCGTCCGACCTCTGCGGAGGTGGCGCATGACATTCCCAAGCGAAGGCGTCCGCCTTCATAAAACAAACTTTGCCGCCATCGGTCAGCAACTGATGCCGCTGCTTGAGTCCGGCGAATGCTACCGACTCGTTGTTAAACCCTGGAAAGAAAAGCGCAGTCTTAGCCAGAATGCGCTGGCGCATATGTGGTTCGGTGAAATCAGTGAATACCTGATTAAGTCCGGCCGCACTGATGCTACCCCTGAGTGGGTTAAGCGCAACCTCAAAAAGACCTACCTCGGCAGCGAACAGGTTACCTACACCGATTTTGTTACCGGTGAGAAAACCACGACGTGGGAGCCGCGCCATACCTCCAGCCTCGATACTGGCGAGATGCATCACTTCCTGTGCCAGGTGGAAGGCTGGTGCGCACAGTTTGGCCTCGCGCTGACCATCCCGAACGGCTGCGAGTTTCAGCAGCTGCGCGATAAGCAGGAGGCTTGATGAAAAACCCTCTCGCTCGCGTCATTGCCAATCACATTTTTAAAGTCCCGATGCGCCGCCAGCGCAAGCAGGAAGTTAAACCATCTGACATCCCGACGTTGAAAGGCTACACGGCCCGGCTGGTGGATGAGAAATGGCTGCGCCTCGCAGCAAGGGGGACTCGTGGCTAAATTACCGCGTCGCAAGTGCAAGGTCTGCGGTGAGTGGTTCATTCCCGCTTACGACAATATCCGCTGGTGCTGCCCTGAGCACGGCGCTATGTACGCTATCGAACTCCGCGCAAAGGAGAAGGTTAAAGCAGAGGCTAAGCGCATCAAGGCGAAGCATGAAGCGGAGAAGGAAGGTCGCAAACGTCGCCGGGCCAGAATCGCAGAGTTACGCCCTACAGGTTACTACAAGGCGCAGGCTCAGCAGGCGTTCAATGCCTTCATCCGGCTCAGGGATGCCGATTTGCCATGCATCAGCTGCGGAGAAACTAACCCTCCTGATCTGCATGGCGGTCAATGGGACTGTGGGCACTTCAAAACAGTCGGCGCTAATCCTGAATTGCGCTTTGAAGAGCGTAACGCCCATAAGCAATGCAAATCATGTAATGCAGGCGCAGGGAAGTACACCGCAAAAGAATCGACGGTAGCTCAGCAATACGAGGCGGGCTTAGTCGCTCGTTATGGGCAGGAGTACGTCGATTGGCTCAATGGCCCCCACGAAATGACCAACTACCGCCGCGACGACTACATCCGCATCCGCGACGAATACCGCTCAAAACTCAAAGCCCTTAAAAATCAGGAGGCAGCATGACAATCACCACCGCATACCAGATCGGCTTTGTGCTGCTTCTTTTGGGCCTGCTCATCAGCGAGCGGCTCCATATGCGCGGCCGCCGCGCGCCGTTCGCAGACAAAACAATACAGCGCCTTATGCGCAGCAGTGAGCGCCGCCGTGCGGCAATGAAAAAATTACGTAAAGCAGGAGAGACCGCATGAACCTTGAATCCATCGCAAAATATTTCGCCCCTAAGTCTCCGATGCTCAGCGATTCCCCGCGCGCCACTGCCTCAGACAGCCTGACCGGGACGGATGTCATGGCGGCGCTGGGGCTTGTTAACTCGAAGAGTGGTCTGGGCTTCGATCTCTATCTGGCAAAAATTGGCGTCAGCAGCCCGGATCGGGCATTGGAGAAACTTTATGTCGCAGCAGAAAAACTATCAGCAAGCCATCGCGCACTTTCACAACTCGATGAAACTGTTCGCAGTCGCATTATCGAAATCATGTGTGTATTTGCGTATCAGGATTATTCGCGCAGCGCGGCAAGTGTACGGTCGTGTGATTGCTGCAATGGAAGCGGCTTTACTGACGCCCAGGTCTTCACCAACAAGGTTCAGTACCCTGACGGCAAGCCACCAAAATGGGCTCGTGTCACTAAGGGCGTATTCCCGTCTTACTGGGAGGAGATTAAATCTGTTCGCGAGAGCGTGCGGGTTAAATGTGTTGCCTGTAACGGAAAGGGTGTTATCAGCAATTCGTGTCGCTGCCATGGCAAAGGGAAGGTCCTGGACAAAGAGGAAAGCCAGCGTCAGGGCGTGCCAGTGATGAAAGAATGCGGGAAATGTTCCGGTCGCGGTTATGCGAGACTGCCAGCCGAAACGGTAAGAAAGGCCCTCTGCGAAGAGGTAACAGAGATCAGCCAGCCTACATGGTCACGTAACTTTAAACCGTTCTATGAGCTCCTGGTGACGCAATGCCATAAAGAAGAAGCTGCGGCGGAGAATTGCTTGATGTCGGTCACGCGATAAACCAATTTTTCGACGCATTTGGCAACATTATAGCTACAGGGTATTGCATGTTTGAATAAAATGGACTAATTTAAACCCAACGATGGGCATTGTATATCCAGCGTTACCAAACCCGCTCGCGCCCGTAGCGGGTTTTTCTTTTGGGTCAGTCGTATAAAGGTTATTACGGCAGGCTGTTAACCTGCTTATCGTGGTTCGATTCCACGCTGTCCCGCCAATTCAGCCGGTTTAGCTCGAATGGTAGAGCAGTCGCCTTGTAAGCGAACGGATAGAGGTTCAAATCCTTTAACCGGCACCATATGCAGTACGCAAAGCAACTCGAAACAGAACACCAATTAGCCCGCCACTGCGCGGGCTTTTTTGTTTCTGGAAGATGCCGCCCGGTGGTGGGCAAGCCGGCTTGAACCCGGCGGTGCTGGCAACGGCAGGGGTTCGACTCCTCCATCTTCCGCCAGATAAAGGACTCACCGTGGAGGGCTCATAACCCAGGCCGCGGGCGCTTGCGCAGAGTCCGCCTCTTTGGTCGCTGGCCCCCTTAACTGGCTGGCCTGCTTGTTACGCGCTGGCGACCGAAGCCATCCGCGCCACGCTCGGCGCATTCAACCACAGAGCCTTTCAGCAGGTGAGCCAGAGTGATGGTCGGTGTGACTATCTCTGTGGGCTGACCATCCTGAGCGCTGGCTCACCCCCTAAAAGGAAAGTCACTATGCTTGGCATGTTCAAAAAGAAAACCCGTAAAGCAGTAAGCGACATCAAAAAGTTCGAAAAGCGCGATCTGGCGCAGGCAGTGGTAAACGCCGCGTACCTGGTGGCGTATGCCGATGGTGAATGTGAACCGTCAGAGAAGGCGAAGATTGAGCAGGTACTCCGTAACCAGCCTGCGCTAGCGGCGTTCACCTCTGAAATCAACTCCATCAGCGCGACCATCGTCGGACAGCTCGATACTAACTTCAAGATTGGTCGCCGTGCTGCGCTGCGCGAGATTGAAGACGTTAAGCACGATACCCGCGAAGCAGAAGACGTGCTCGATGTGGCGGTTGCCATTGCCGAAGCTGACGGTGAAGTCGAGCCGGAAGAGCGCAAGGTGCTGGAAGAGATTGCTAACGCGCTGGGCCTGCGTCTGGAAAACCACCTCTGATGAACAAACTCCGCTTCGCCGCCGCCGGGGTGCTGCTCTTTCTGGTTATCGCTATCGACTTCACCAGCAAAGTGATGTCTGTCCTGGCGGATGGCGTGCTGGTGGCCGGGGTGATTGCTCTGCTCTGGCCGATTATTCAAAACGAGAAGTAGGGCCGCTCGACGGCATTTTCATCTCCGGAGGCAGTATGGAAAACATTAAAGATAGTGTTCCCCATTTTTTCAACCCTGGATTGACAACTGAGCAGCTTGAAGACTGGCTTAATCAGCAGCGGTTACATGTATCGCATTTCAACCGTTTGATGAAAGAAAAAGCCGCTCTGGAGGAACGGCTGGAAGAAGTCAGTAAAACTATTGAGTTGCTTTCAGGGCCAGGCTTCGAAGGAATGTTGAGTTTTCCCTATAGTTCCAGTCCTCTTCTGGAAAATCCTCAAACAGAAAAGCAACAGAAGGCAGATTGAACGTGCTCAAAGCGTCCCGAGCTTCGTCGCTGATGTTCTCTACCCTCAGTTCATCCTGAATAACAAATAGAGCATCCTCCAGTTTCAAATCCCTGATCTCTGAAGGCAGCCATTTTGTTTTCATAAAGATGAGGTGGTGCAAAGCAGCTTTTCCCTCAAGTGGATTGAAAATAGTGGCATATTTTTGTCTGTGCTGATGGAGAAGTATTTCGAGGACATATACCAGTGCCGTTCTGTTCCTGAGCTGATTGTCCTGCTGGCTGCCCGGGTAATAAGCTGAATGTGACATATTCCTGTTTTCGCACACACGCGATCTAATTACATGCAACAGGTTGTGGTATTCAGACATGTTAGCCTCCTTGTCTGTATGGTTATTTGCAAGTCAACGATAACAGACGATGTGACAGGCTACTAGGGACACAAAAAGATTCAGTGGCTCGCTTCGGAGGTTCTTTGTATTGCAAGTGCTTCATTGCTGGCTATGTGAACCAGGCAACAGAATCGATTCGCTTTCCGCGTGCCGATTTCCCTCCGCTCTATAATTCCACCGTCTGGCTGTTTAGTTTAACAATCACAGGGGGCAGGGATGGAAGAGGGCTTTTACTGGGTGCTTTACGCTGGCGAAAAGCTGGCGGCGTATTATTCGCAAGAAGAAACGCGGCACCATGGGACAGGTGAATTAGTTAACGGCGTCTGGCATTTTGCCGGAACCAGCGGATGGATAGCCCTGAAAGAAGAAGCTTCGGTTCTTGATGGTCCGTTACAGCCACCAGCATGAATAAAAGATTTATTCGCTTTGTGAGCGGAGTCACCCTTTCGCTTAACCGGCCATCTATATTTTAAATGTGATGACAGTCTCTCCCGGGCAGATGCCCGGCATCACACCGACGATTAGCATTTGTTGAGTGAATCCTGATTCTCGGCCAGTTCCGTCCGGACTGGCCTTTTTTTATTCCCGATTCCGCCCGGCTCGTCCGGGCTTTTCTTTGGCCGCAGGCAATCAGCAACCCACTTTCCTTTAACCGCATGCCTCGCGGCCATACCCCACTACGCACAGCACTTCCGAACCCTTAACGGAGGTGAGAGAAATGCTACGTATGAATACCCAAAACGGATTCTGGTCTTATTTCTGGTCAGCCATAACAGGATTCTTCGCCATGTTGACTCTTCAGGATGTGCTTTTCGCCCTGGGAGCAATTGTCACCGCGTTATTTACCTGGCTGACGTATCGCTCCAACAACAAGCGCAACCTGGCGGTTATTGAGGAGGAGCGCAAGCGCACCGACATACTCAAAACCGCTTATGCCCGGGGCGATGTAAACAGCATTCCGGAAGCCGCGAAGATAGTTCAGGACATCGACGCGGTAATGCAGCCGCAGGAGAAATAGCATGGCAATGTCTCCCACGCTGAGAAACCGCATTATCGGCGCGATTGCTGGTGGCGGTGGCGCTATTGCGATAGCAACAGCCATGCTGTCCGGTCATGATGGGCTGGAAGGTGCTCGCCATAAGCCATACCAGGATGTCGTAGGCGTCTGGACGGTATGTTACGGGCACACCGGCAAGGACATTATGCTCGGTAAGACTTATTCCGAGGCAGAATGCCGGGCGCTGCTGAGCACTGACCTTAACAAGGTGGCACGGCAGATTAATCCCTATATCCAGCGCCCAATTCCCGAAACGATGCGCGCAGCGCTTTACTCTTTTGCTTATAACGTCGGTGCTACCAGTTTTCGTACATCCACCCTGCTTACCCTCATCAACAAGGGTGACAACAAGGGTGCGTGCGATCAGCTGCGTCGGTGGACGTATGCAGGCGGTAAACAGTGGAAGGGGCTGGTAAATCGCCGCGAGATAGAGCGGGAAGTCTGCACCTGGAGCCAGAAATGAAGATTCGCTATGTGCTTATGCTCTGCGCCTCACTTTGCGCAGTTACCGGCTTACTGTCCTGGCGTTCCGGCTGGAACGCGCATGCTGACTACATCAACGCGCTTGCGGCCAAAAAGAAAGACAAGGCGGCTAAGGCAGTCCAGTCGGGCGAGAAAAAAGCGGCGCAGGCCACCAGTGAAGGCAAAGTCATCTACCGAACCATAACCCGCGACGTGGTGAAATATGTTCAGGATCCGAATCGTACCCGCTGTGATTTTGATGATGAGTCTGTCCGGTTGCGCCAACGGGCTATCGACGCTGCCAACTCCATCAGCGGATTTGATGCAGGAGCCGTGCAAGGCAAGTGATGCAGGTGCGAACAGTGACGCTGATTTGCAGGCAGACGTTGAGACAGCGGAATGCCTGCGCCAGTTGCGGCTTGATAAGTACCGATGGCAGGCCTGGTATAAAGCGGTTAGGTAGTTGCAGAAAATTGGCCCTTCTGGTGAAACCTCTGTTGAAACACCAGAAGGGGGCCAATGGCCACACATAGTCTAACGTTATAACTATTCGCTATCTTTTGAAGTGTTTCCAGAGGGATAAATTTGTTTTATGTATAAGCATTATCAACGGCTTCAGCTAATTCTCAGATAAGGACTATTAGATAATTCGTTGACTAACAGTAAGGTCCTTATGCACTAACTGAGAATAATGAATTCAAAATTACTGATAAAAAACAGGCAAAAAAAAGCCTCCGGTGCGGAGGCAATTATGAGTCAATCTTTTTTATGTGCTTCTTGCTTTAACAGCGGGGCAACAATAACAGCTCTCTGATAAATTACAAATCAAATGCATCTTTAGTGTTGGCATTCCGTGCTTTTGTTAGTTTACGGCTTCTTATTAATTGGCTTGGCTTATAGCTAGCACCGCCAGTTGCGTTTTCAAACGTACCGATGCTGATTACACCGACATATTTTGGCATGGCTCCTGAATTGACTAGACTTAAGATCCTTTAAGTGAAAAGAGAGGTTCATATGACTGACCGTCCAGTTAATGGTGACCATCCTGACTTTAGCCCCATCCCGGACAATGTAGATGACGATAAGCCGGAGCAGTCAGAAACAACCAAAAAAGATGATCCTGGCTCAGCACCAGAATCTGGTGATAAAGAGCCAGAATGAACAGAAGCCGCCTCCGGGCGGTTTTTTGTGAGTATCACAAGGTGCTTTCACAGCAGAGCGCCTGATGATGTTCTCTCCGCTGCACAACAACACGGTTAGCCACGCTGTGAAGCGCCGCGACTCCGGCCCACTGCTCACCTCTGAGCAACGAGACAATCAATTACTCTGGTAAAACGTGATGAGAAAGACGCTTCTCTGCCTGGCGGTGCTGGCGCTTGCTGCCTGCGATATCAATGATGCCGATGTAGCCAGCCGTAACGTAAGCAAGGCCGCTGATAACTTTGAGGCGCAACGGCGCTTTGTTTTTTATAACGGGATTACCGGCGAGTTCATGCTGGAAATTACCGGGCTTTGCTCAAAGGATAATACCAGCACCGAGCGAACGCTGGGTGTTATCTGCAAGACCGGGCCGCATACCTTCAAAAAGCACATGCTGGGCCTTTCGGATAACGTGACCTGGTTTATGGAAGACCTGAGCGGCACGAACGCCAGCGTTAACCATTACCGCGTCACATTCAAGCCGTCGGTGATCATCCCTGATATTGATGTTCGTTAATCGCCGTATGTTAAGACATTACAAATCTCATCTACGGGTGGGCTTGATAATGGCGTAACAAACAATGGAGTTAACCATGGAAGCCAATGACGAGCGCAGGCCATACCCGCCGGTTAATTTCATCAGCTCTGATAACTGGCAGCCCTATACCTGCCTGATACCTGCCAATGAAGTGCATGAGTGGGTAAGCCGTCAAATCCTCAGCGATGCCGGAAGAATCCATAACCCTGATCACATTCACCTGATTGACGCTGACCTCTGCTTCATGTGGGCCTCTGACTCTTTCGCTAAGAAGGGCCGTTACGTTCTGGGGCAGGCTGAGCAGGTAATGCTGCGTGCAGGGGGATGGCAGAAAGCCCGCATGGAACAGCAGATGCATGAATGGTTCGGGCGCATCCCGAAGTTCATCATCACGCTGGCCGCTGATTATTGTTCTCAATGCAACGACGTCGAATTCTGCGCGCTGGTGGAGCACGAGCTTTATCACATCGCCCAGGCAACTGATGATTTTGGTGCGCCGAAGTTTAACAAAGAGACCGGGCAGCCAGTGCTGACACTACGCGGTCACGATGTGGAAGAGTTCGTCGGAGTTGTGCGTCGTTACGGCGCCAGCAAAGACGTACAGGAATTGGTTGATGCAGCAAACAGGCCAGCGGAGGTTGCGCATCTTGATATCGCCAGGGCGTGCGGGACATGCATGCTGAAACTGGCTTGAGTATTGGACTGAATATGACGAGTGGTGATTTATGGCTGCACTAAAACCTGAGGTGAAAGCCTTCATCGTTCAGGCTCTCGCATGCTATGACACGCCGTCACAGGTAGTTGAGTCTGTCCAGGAAGCTTTCGGCCTTACGATAAGCCGCCAGCAGGTTGAATCCCATGACCCGACAAAGGTTAGTGGCAAGACGCTGGCGCAGAAGTGGGTGGACATGTTCAACGCCGCTCGCGAGCGATTTCAGAACGAAGTCGGCGACATTCCCATCGCCAGTAAGGCGTACCGCCTGCGCGTTCTTAACCGCATGGCTGCCAGCGCTGAAAAGATGAAGAACTTTGGCATGACCTCTCAACTCATTGAGCAGGCCGCCAAGGAGATGGGCGACGCCTACACCAATAAGCACAAGCTTGAACATTCCGGGCCGAACGGTGGCGCTATCCAGACGATCACCATGAGCAAAGAGGAATACAAATCCGCAAGGCAGGAGATGATGGAGGATGACGACTGCTGAGCAAAAGGCATTCGCCCGCAAGGTTGAATGCGAAGAGGATGGTTTGTATTACGCCCGCTACTTCTTCAAGCAGCGTACCGGCGGCAAGATGATCGTCGCGCCGCACCACCGCGTGATTCAGCATACGCTGGACCGTGTGATAGACGGTGAGATAACCCGCCTCATAATTAACGTTCCTCCTGGCTATACGAAAACAGAACTGGCGACCATCAACATGATGGGGCGAGGGCTGGCGCTGAACCAGCGCGCCCGCTTCATGCACCTGTCGTACTCCCACCAGCTTGCATTACTCAACTCATCCACCGCACGCGGCATGATCAAGTCACAGGCGTATCAGTCTATGTGGCCGATGGCGCTGCGGGATGATGCCGACAGCAAGGCGATGTGGTGGAACGAGTACGGCGGCGGGGTTTATGCCAGTTCGGCAGCCGGGCAGGTTACTGGCTTTCGTGCCGGTCATATGGAGCCAGGCTGGCAGGGCGCGCTGCTTATCGACGACCCGGTTAAACCTGATGATGCTTACTCTGAGGTGGTGCGCGACGGCGTAAACAACCGTTTTAACGAAACCATCAAGTCTCGTCTGGCGATCGAGACGACGCCGATGATTGTCATCATGCAGCGCATTCACTATCACGACCTGAGCGGATACCTTCTGCGCGGCGGCTCCGGCGAGAAGTGGCACCATCTGAATCTGCCGGTGATTATCGACAACAGCCAGGCGTATTCGGCGCAGTATCCGGAAAACACTCACGCTATCCCGATTGAACATGGCCTGCCTGATGGCTGGCTCTGGCCGTTTAAGCATAACGAAAGTCATCGCGTTTCTCTTTTCTCCCACCGGCGCACCGCTGAAGCGCAGTACATGCAGAAGCCGCGCAAGTTCAACGCAGAGGGTGCGCTGTGGACTGAGGCAATGATAAGCGCCGCGCGCGACATGGAAATCCATGCCGATAAGGTGCGAACGGTCATTGCAATTGACCCTCAGGCAACGAACAGCGAAGAGAGCGACGAATCAGGCATCGTGGCCGCTAGTACTTATGGTGCTGGTGACAAGAAGCGGTATTCGGTAGACGGTGACTACAGCGCTAAATACTCCCCGGCGGGCTGGGCTAAGAAGGCCATGTGGGCCTACGAAGAGCACGGCGCTGATGCGATTGTCATTGAAACGAACCAGGGCGGCGACATGGCGGAGGAAACGCTGCGGAACGCCGGGTTCAAAGGCCGCATCATTCGAGTTCACGCCAGCAAAGGTAAGTATGCCCGCGCTGAGCCTATTTCCGCGCTCTACGAGCAGGGGCGCGTAGCGCATCACGGCAATCTCTACGTGCTGGAAAACCAGTTGATGGAGTACGTGCCGGCCACTGCCAAAAAGTCGCCTGACCGCCTCGACGCAATGGTTTATGCGCTTACTGAATTAGGCGGGGTACAGCCGATGGGCATGATGATTCCTAAACGCCTGCAAGGCAGGGGATAAATGAGGGATTATGGAGCTTATATTCTTACTTTGTGTCGCTCTGTTTGTGGGTTTCATACTTTTTGCATCAAATACAGGTAGGTCGCGTGATGGAACCTGTCATCGTTGCGGCGTGGGCATAAAGCCTCCTGCTATGTTCTGCGGCCAATGCAGGCCCGAAAAATTTACTCCGGCCAAGGGGCCAAAACTTCCACCTTTCAAACGCTGACGGACAACTCATGACTGACAAATTAACACTGGCCGTCAACCATGCGTTGAACGATGCGCGAATGGCTCGCGCCAGAATGGCGATGCTGGCGCCCACAATGGGGCTGGATGCGAAGCGCAGCACGGCATGGTGCGAGTACGGCTTCAAAGAGGACATTACCTATGATGACCTCTACGCCCTGTACCGGCGCGGCGGTATCGCCCATGGCGCAGTGAAGAAAATCATCAGCGCGTGCTGGCAGACCAATCCGGAAATCATTGAAGGCGATGAGCAGGACGAAACGCGCAAAGAGACCGCATGGGAGAGAAAGGCAAAGACGGTTTTCACAAACCGTTTCTGGCGGGCACTCGCTGAGGCAGACCTTCGTCGGCTTGTGGGCCGCTATTCCGGCATCTTGCTGCATATACGCGACAACAAGGACTGGAACCTGCCCGCCACTATAGGAAAGGGGCTGGAGAAAATCACCGTCGCCTGGGCTGGTTCGCTACAGGTCAAAGAGTGGGATACAGGCATTAACTCCCGCACCTACGGGCAGCCGAAGATGTGGCAGTACCTGGAGAGCCTGCCTAATGGCAGCTCGCGGCGAGTGGATGTTCATCCCGATCGCGTATTCATCCTCGGAGATTACTCAGCGGACGCTATCGGCTTTCTTGAGCCTGCCTATAACGCTTTCGTCAGCCTGGAGAAAGTAGAGGGTGGCTCGGGTGAATCATTCCTGAAGAACGCCGCCCGCCAGCTCAACATCAATTTCGATAGAGAAATAGAATTTTCCAATATCGCCTCAATGTATGGCGTAACTGTTGAAGAGTTGCAGGGCAAGTTCAATGAGGCTGCTGCTGAAGTTAACAAGGGCAATGACGTTCTGTTGACAACGCAGGGCGCAAGCGTCACCCCCTTGGTGACTACAGTCGCCGACCCCGGGCCAACCTATGACGTAAACCTTCAGACAGCCGCCGCCGCGCTGGACATCCCCACGAAAGTGCTTGTCGGTATGCAGACAGGTGAGCGTGCCAGCACTGAAGACCAGCGTTACATGAATAAGCGCTGCCAGTCCCGCCGCGGCGATCTGTCTTTCGATATCGAAGACCTCTGCGACAAGCTGGTGGGTCTTGGCATTCTCGACCCGGTATCTCAAAAGACGGTTATCTGGGATGACCTGAACGCCAGCACCGACGCAGAAAAGCTGGCATCTGCCAAGCTGATGGCCGATATCAACAGTGCATCCATTGCCACTGGCGAGCAGCCCTTCTCTGGAAAAGAGATTCGCGTTGCCGCTGGTTATGAAGGTGAGCCGGAGTCACTGGGAGAGGATGACGATGAAGAAGAGGACGAAGAAGACACGGCCTCCGATCCTGCCGGGAAACCTTAGCGACCCGACCGGCGTTGACCGCCTCGAACGCGGCGCGATTAACGAGTTTGCCAGGCGAATGAAGAAGGTCGCAAAAGTATATCAAAGCATTCTCGACCGCATCCCCGCATCACCCGCAGTAAACCAGCGTTACACCTTCGACCTCGACACAACAATGCTTTCGATGCTTCTGAATAATGCATCGGCATTCGTTGACGAGATTATCTTCGGAAACAGCGATACCGATTTCTGGCTCTGGTCTGATTACGTCAAGCCAGCGTACCAGCGCGGTACGGCGCAGGAGTTTGCCAGCCTGTCGCAGCAGTCGCCGGTCTATGCCGCCGGGCAGGAGAGTCTGGAACAGGTGCTGCTGAGTGAGCCTTACCGCCGTCGCTTGTCTCTGCAACGCGCCCGCACTTTTGAGGAGATGAAGGGACTCAGTGCTCAGGTTAAGACCGACATGGCGCGCATCCTCACGGATGGCCTCGGTCGCGGACAGAGCCCTTTGGATATTGCCGGACGCCTTACTGAGCAGGTTGGTATTGAACAACGCCGGGCGAAGCGAATCGCACGTACCGAAATCACCACTGCTTTACGCCGCGCGCGGTGGGATGAGGCTGACGAGGCCGAAGAGCAATACGGTATCCGCACAAAGCTGATGCACATCTCGGCGCTTAGCCCCACTACACGCAGAAGTCACGCTGCACGCCATGCGCACCTGTACACCTCGGAAGAGGTCAGGGAGTGGTATTCCATCGGCGCCAACGCTATCAACTGCAAATGCAGTCAGCTTTCGGTGCTGGTGGATGAGGACGGGCAGCCAATCAACGAAACCATCGTCGAAAAGGCAAAGAAAACATTCAACACAATGAAGGCCCGGGGCTACGGCTGGGCTGAGGGTTAATTCATGCCATCTCAGATTCATATCAACCATAAGGTCGATAACAAGGCTATCCGCCGTGAGACGTACAACGGCCGTGAGCACATCGTTATCCCAAGCTACACACTGCCGGCGAACGTGATCATGAACGAGGAGTTCTACCCGGAAGCTGAAATCACTGCGAACTATCAAAGCCTGGAAGGCACGCTGGCACCGCTGGGACACCCCATGGTAGACGGCCAGTTTGTGTCCGCTTTCTCTCCCGAAGGGCTGAACGTCGGCTTTATCGGCGCTTGGAACCGCAATGTCAGCTTGCAGGGTAATCGCGTATACGCCGAAAAGTGGATCGACGTGGACAAGGCCAAAGAATCAAGCGGAGGCGCAGAGCTTTTACAGCGCGTAGAAGCTATCGAAAAAGGCGAAACCACCGAACCCATCTGGTCAAGCGTCGCTGTCTTCCGTGAGCGCACACCAGCACCGAAAGAATTGCAGGATCAGGGTGCGAAATGGGTGGTGAAGATTCACGCCATCGACCATGACGCCATTTTGCTGCACGAATTGCCCGCCGCCGGGCCTGAGAAAGGTGTTGGCCTGATGGTTAACGCTGACCTCGCGACGCCGCTTAAAGCTAACTCTGGCGCGCTGGTGGGGGAATCATACCGCGAACGCGAGCAACGCCTAGACCGTGCCGCTAAAGCGCGATTTGCCCCCGGCGATAACGAATACGCATGGGTGGCAGACTTCACCGACTCACAGGTAGTCATCATCCGCAACGGTGGCAATGCTCAGGTGTTTGGGTACATCTCAGAAGGCGGAAAAATCACCTTTGACGAAACCGGAACGCCGGTTGCCCGGCAGGAATCGTGGGTCACCATCGTAGCCAACAAAGTTAAATCCCTTTTCACTCCGCAGGAACAACCTGCACCTAACCATCACACGGAGGGCGACATGCCTTTAACCACTGAAGAAAAACAAGAGCTGATTACTGAGATCGGTAAGGGCCTGGCCGCTAACTTCGCTGACGCGCTCAAGCCCATCGCCGAAAAAGTTGACGATCTTCAGGCCAACCAGAAACAGATCACTGACGCCCTCACCGCTAATTCTCGTGCTGAAGAGCAGACAATGCGCGACGCAGTGAAAGCAGTGCATGGCGAGCTGGTGGCAAACGCGCTTTCTGGCGATGCCCTGAAAGAAATGTACAGCAAGCTTGGTAATGCCGCCCCGCTGGGCACCAACTCCGCGCAGCAGCCGAAGCAGAGCGGCGCGCCGGACGCGAACACTTACTTCCCGGCCTAAGCAAGCAGGCTGAACAGTCAACAACTTCAAAAGGAGACCGCGAATGGCTTCCCGCTATCATCGCGTAAATATCGACGGGCAGTCTCTTTATAAGACTGAAACCCGCACCACCGCCGCAGCATTGCTGCCCGGTACCGCCGCTGTCATCAATGCTGAAGACGAGTTTTCACAGGCCACAGCGATTACCGGCCGCCTGTACATCATCGACTCCGCTTATCACCAGGGCCTTGGCATCCGTGATGCCGTCCCGGCAGGTGATTCTGCGGTTGGCAATTACGTCGAAGAGGGCCGCGAACTGGCACTGCTTTGCGTGCCCGGCGCGTACAAGAAAGACAGCCCGATTAAGCTCGGCGCGAATGGTCAGTTCACCCTTGCGACTGGCGATACCGATTCGGTGATCGGCTACAGCCAGGACGAGGCGACTATTGCCGCCAGCACTACTGATTTCATTCGCGTGCGTATGCGCGTCGGCACCGTTGCCGCCGCAGATGCTGGCGCATAATAAAAGGACAGACGCACATGTATTTTTCCCGCGAAACACTGGCGACTAATCGCCGCCTGCATCAGCACTGGAACTCCCTGTGGGCTCAGCGAAATATCTGGGACACCTCTCACCAACTCATGGTCAACCAGTACCGTGGTGTGATGGATGCCGAAACGCTTTCCGCTAATGCCCTGGCTGGTGACGGTCTTGGTCGAGAATTCTGGGCTGAAATTGATCGCCAGGTACTTCAATTACGTGATCAGCAAGTTGGCATGGAAATCGTCAATGACCTGATGAGCGTTATGCAGGTTCTGAGCATCGGCAAAACCGCAAAGTTGTATTCGATGGTAGGCGATATCGCTGATGATGTTCAGGTCAGCTTGGACGGCCAGCCTCCGTACTCTTTCGACCACACTGAATACGACAGTGACGGTGACCCCGTGCCGGTATTCACCGCTGGCTACGGTGTTAACTGGCGTTTGGCTGCCGGTCTGAACACAGTTGGCATCGATCTGGTGCTGGATTCGCAGGCGGCGAAAATGCGCAAGTTCCACAAGCGCCGCGTTAAAGCCTACCTGGACGGTAACGAAACCATCAAGGTGCAGAACTATCCGTCTCAGGGCCTGCGTAACCACCGTAATACCATAAAGATTAATCTCGGCTCAGGTGCTGGTGGCGCAAATATCGATCTGACCACTGCAACTCCGGCGCAGTCCCTGGCATTCTTCGGCCCGACCGGTCCGTTCGGTTTAACTGCCCGTGCAAATCAGGTCGACGCCTATGATGTCCTGTGGTTGAGTCCGGAAATCATGGCGAACCTGTCCAAGCCGTACACTATCGAAGTCGGTAATGGCTCCAATGCCATTGTGAGCGGCAGCGTTCTGGACGCCATTCGCAAATTCATGCCGGTGAAAGATATCCGCCAGAGCTATGCGCTGAAGGGCAACGAATTCCTTGCCTATGAACGCCGTCAGGATGTGGTTGCTCCGCTGGTAGGCATGGCCGTTGGTGTAATCCCACTGCCGCGACCGTTGCCGCAAAGCAACTACAACTTCCAGATTATGTCTGCGGAAGGTTTGCAGATTAAACGTGACGACGAAGGCCATTCCGGCGTGCTGTACGGCGCTAACCTGGGCTAAGGAGAATTCATGGCTAAGTACGAAGTTATCCGCCCATGGCACGGCGTGGCGGTAGGTGACGTGGTGGAGTTCGAAAGTCTTCATCCGGTGTTGAAGCCGAACGTTCGCCTGATGCGTGGTGAAGCTGGCGGCACGCTTACCCCGGCCACTCATGACGAAGGCAATGAGGGCAAATCTCGCAAAGAGATCATCGCCGAGCGGTTGAAAGAGTTGAACATTGAGTTCAAAGGCAACCTGGGTGCCGACAGGCTCGCGGAGTTGCTGCCGGAAGGCGAGCTCGAAAAGCTCTTCCCCACTGAATAACAGCCGCCGCTAAGGCGGTTTTTTTATGCCCCGCTCCGGCGGGGTAATAATGATTAATATCTGCGCTAATGGTAAAATAAGCGAGCCGGGGAATGCGTCAACATTGCCCCGGCCCTAACCAATTATTTACCTATAGCGGAGGTAAAATCATGGCGAAAATCATTCTATCCGAATTTCTTGTTTACGATCCAACATCTGATACTGGCTTGAGGTGGAAAACTAAGCGAGGAAAGATGAAGGCTGGATCTGTCGCTGGAAGCTATAGCTCTACTCGTGGAGACTATGTCGTTTGGCTGTTTGGGAAACGGTATGCTGCGCATCGCATAGTTTGGGAGCTGAATTATGGCTCAATTCCTGATGGTCATGATATTGATCATGCGGACGGTGATAGAAAGAACAACGAGATACGCAACCTTCGAATAGCTACTACATCGCAAAACCTCTGGAACATGAGAACCCCTTCCCATAATACCAGCGGAGTTAAGGGCTTGTGTTTCGTGAAGTCATCAGGGCTTTGGCTTGGGCAAATTGTCGCTAATGGTGTCAGCCATAAGAAAAAATCAAAGTCCAGACAAGTGGTTGAGGAATGGCTTTTAGAAACAAGAAATAAAGTCCATGGCGATTTTGCCAGACATGAATAAACAGAAACCCGCTACGGCGGGTTTTCTTTTGAGAGTGGTTACCATGGTTACTATAGAAGAAGCCACTGAGTACTTATCGAGTGTCGGCATTGAGTTGCCAAATTTTGTTCTTCAGGCTCTCGTCGACCAGGCTAACAGCATTCAGGGCTGCCTTGATGCTCATTACCCGGCATCCACGGCGCTGCTGATTCAGGTCTACCTGCTGGCGCTCATGGGGCTCGGGCAGGGCGATAAATACATTTCCAGCCAGACGGCGCCAAACGGCGCGTCACGCTCTTTCAGATTTCAGTCATTTTCCGATCGCTGGAAAGGCGCACTAAGCCTGTTGCGTGGGCTCGATAAACATGGCTGCGCTACAGCGCTTATCCCCGCTGACCCGACGGCAGCTCCTGCTTTTGCGGGCATCTGGATAGCGAAGGGCGGCTGCATGTGCAACGGTGACCGTTAATGGCCTGGATATCCGTTAAGCAAAGACTGCCTGAGCCGTTCACGAAAGTCTGGGTGCTGACCGACAGCGGCAGGAAGGTAACCGGATACGTCAAAAGTAACGGCGAATGGCATCTGTTATGCCCGCAGATAGCCGCTACAAAGCCTGAAGTTATCCGCTGGGAGGGCGAATGAGCGCTACGTCAGAATGGGTGTATACCAACCTGTGCACTGTTTACCCACTTGTCGGTTATGAAGACTGGAATAACCGTCATCAGTACGGCGAGCCCTATCTCATCGCATGCACATGGGAATCTGAAGCTAAAACCGTAACGGACGACAACGGCAAAGAGTTCGTTTGTCAGCAGACGATCTACACCGAGTCGAAACTGAATGGCGAGCTGGTTCGCTTGCCGCAGCGTGAAGACTATATCTCGCATGGCGACACCAGGGCGCAGGCCGATCCGCTCAAGGCCGACGCTGACAAGATTGTTGCTGTTCGCAGCGATGACATGAGCTTTTTTGGCGAAGACCCTGATTATCAGATTATGACGTGAGGTGAATATGCCCGTTAAAGGCATAAAGCGCGTGCAGATGAACGCAAAAAAGATGCTGGGGGATATCGCCGGGAATCGTACCGAAAAGGTGCTGACCGAAGTGATGATTGTGGGCTCCGCTTATGCAGCGCAGATCACGCCTGTTCACACTTCGACGCTGGTTAACAGCATGTATCGCCAGCTAAAACCTGTAGCTGGTGGCATGACAGGGCGTGTCGGATACACAGCAAGTTATGCCGCTTTCGTTAATGCAGCTGAAGGCTCTCTAAAAGGCACGCCGCGGCCAGATGGTAGCGGTAATTACTGGGACCCTGACGGTGAACCCGACTTCCTGCGTAAAGGCTTCGAGCGCGATGGCCTTAATGATATCAGGGAGACCATTAAAAGAGGGTACAAGCTATGAACCGTGGCGAGGTTTACGACGCGTTGCGCTCCTGGCTCCAGAAGCATGGTCTTGATGCTGGCTACCGTGTGCAAAAACGCGTCTGGAATGAACTGGAGGATACGCAAAGCGATCGCTATCTCGTCATCCAGCAGAACGGCGGCGGCGCCACAGAAGAAGCGTTAACGCGTGATTATTATCGCTTCATTCTGCTGTCCGGTCAGAACGACGCCAGCGTTGATGAGGTTGAAAACCGAGCCGATGCTATCCGCCAGGCGCTTATCGACAACCATAAAACCGAATGCATCATCTCGATGCAGCCAGTCGGCGGCATCCCCGCCATCCGAACAGAAGAGGGGCGCTTCCTCTTCGAAATTAACTTTCAAACCATCATTTCCCGCTAATACGGAGCAAAATATATGGCATGTGAATCAGGTGCATTCACAGGGCGCGACGTCGTCGTTTATTACGCGATCGGCTGCCCCGAGGTTCAGCCAGCGGCGAACCAGTATCGCCGCCTTGGCATGATGCGCGGCAAAACCACCGGGGTCGAGTGGGATACTGCTGACGCTACTGCTGACCAGAGCGCAGCCTACACCCAGGAAAACCTCGTCACGTACAAAAACGTGTCGTTTTCCGGTGACGGCGTGACGCGCAAGGAAGATGCCTATGCGCAGAACGCGCTTAAGCGTCATGTTTACAACCCGCCGGCGGCCACCAGCAGCCAGCCTTATGTGTGGTTTAAAATCATCTCCCCGAACGACATCACCGAAGGCCCGTTCCTGGTGACCAGCTGGGAAGATGAATCGCCGCATGATGATGTTGCAACCTGGTCTCTGGAAGCATCCAGCGCCGGGCTTGTGGACGTGCGTGATGTTGGCGAGGTGATCACTGTGACCTCTCAGCCTGTCGATAAGGCTCTGACTGAGGGGCAGACGCTTACGCTGACAGTTGCCGCTGCTGCAACCGACAATTCACCGCTTACCTACCAGTGGCAGAAAGACGGCTCTGATATCAGTGGTGCTACATCAGCAACCTACACCAAGGCTAACGTGGCGGAAGCCGATGAAGGCTCCTACGCCTGCATCGTTTCGTCCCCTACGGCAGGCAGCGTAACGTCCAACCCGGCGACAGTTACCGTAAGCGCAGATTAACAGCAGGGGCTACGGCCCCTTTGAGGATTTATGCAGGCGATTACCGATATCGGCCAGGCGGTGATCCGCGCTGGTGGGCGTGAAATTTTCCTTAACCCGTCTTTTCTTGCAATATCCCGGCTCGGAAGCCCAGAAGAAATCGTTGAGATATTCGTTACCGTCCATGCAGGGCATTACCCGCAGCACCGCATCAGCGACAAAGCCGTTATGAAGGGCGTTCTGGCGCATTGTTTTGCTGAGATGGCGGTAGCTGCTGCTGCGGTGGTTCAGGCCTGTGCAGGCGAAAAGTTGAAGGACGTGATCGGTTCTTTTGCCGTGACGTCGAAAGGGAAGCTCTCTTATCGCCCGGGTGCGATACCCTTTTCTGACGTGCTGGAGCTGGCGCGCCATCTGATACGTCATGGTGTGATGGGCGATCAGCCACCGGAAGAGTTCGCGGAAAAAAAGGGCGAATACTCCAGCAGGTTTGATGCACGGTCATTTGTTTATACGGCGGTGGCGCACCTTGGCATGAGTGAAGCCGATGCCTGGAACATGACTATGACCAGCTTCCGCGCGGCGATGAATGCGAAATATCCACCAAAAGAGAAGGCAAAAATCCCGACCCAGAAGAAGTACGACGAGGCTATGGACTGGGCCGAGAAGATGCTGGCGCGTGATGCGCAGCGGAATGGACTTCACTGACCCAGGATGATTGATCAGGGAGTACAGCCGAACTGGTTGCAGTAATGAGAATAGCTTTGTCCTTTAGAGTTGGTGCCGGTAACCATTCTGCTCCCGCCGCCAAGATTCGTCTGCGTTTGATTCCATGACTGACCATTTGCAGCCCGGCCATTGGTATAGGTCTGGTTGCCAAATGTCTGAGAGGTTTGAGACCACGTTGAACCCGTGCTGGCATTACTTCCGTTAACGGTTGTCATTCCACCCATGCGATTGACAGTATATGTGTTACCGTTGTTGTCATAGCAGGTGGAAAGCGCACTGCTGCCTATACATTGCGCCATGGCACCAGATGAAATGCCACTCACTGCGACTGTTAAAAGCACTGCTGCTAGTTTATTCATTTGGGTATCCGAATCGATGGTTGATTTGCAATAAACATATTAACGCATGGTTTTATGACGTTCCCTTAATACCTGTTTACGATTGCCCTACCAATAATAAGGGGTAAAGCAATAAGGGAAATAAATGTTAGGATGTTTCCGATTGCAATCAATGGAAACATAAAATGAAAAAGGTAGTGGCTATCGCGCTTGGAGCGCTTTTGTTGTCTGGTTGTACTGTCCGTGTTGCTGATATGACTGTTGGTAGTACCAAAAATTATAACCTGAACTCAGCGCAGTTTGTAAAAGGCGCTCGCGTTATTGGTGAAGACACCGCACCAGTATTTATCTTCCCGCTGGGTATCCCCAACGTCAAAACCGCAATGGATCGCGCCATTGAAAAAAACCGTTGTTCCGTAGCTTTGTCTGACGTTGTTGTTACACAGCTCAACCATGCATTCATTGTTGGGCAGATTGGCTACCGCATCGAAGGTACATCCATTATTGATCGCAGCCAGCCTGGTTGTGAGAACGCGAACTAACACTTAAGCCACCTCCGGGTGGCTTTTTTGTATACCTCATTTGAAATCAAAAAATCATCCATCACGTTGCGCCGTCGTGCTCACCTGATAGGATTAGCCTCATCTTTTACTGATGGGGATACGCAATGAAAAAATACTTTTGGGGCTGCGCTTTAGTAGCCTTTACCTTCACGACTAGTGCTGCTGAAATTTACCGGTGTGATTATGCGAAAGCGAACGTTGTAAATGGTGCCGCGACTAACATGAGTGCATCTCGTCCTGCAAAAGTTGAATTGTCTGGAGACGCGATTAAAGCATATCGGTCTGATGGCTCATTCATATTTAGCCCGCCCCTTACTCAAAAAAAAGGGACGCTCAGAATGGCCGATGATGGTTCAAAAGTGTATGTAGCCGCAATCGATGGTTCGAGTTTTGCTGTTTCAGACAGGATCAGCAAAGTAACAGAACAGTGGGATAAGTGCCAAGCTGATGTAAAAGAAAATGAAGGGGTTAAGCCGATCGCTAATCCTAAGCACCGCACTTTAACTCCAAGTGAGAGAAAGGCTGTAGAGGATGCGATTTCAGACCAACTGAAAGACCCTTATAGCGCGAAGTTTAAACATTCCCAATTTATATCCAACGGAAACGGAGAATACTGTGGTTATGTGAATTCAAAAAATTCATATGGCGGATATGTTGGCGATACCCCTTTTCTTGTAATGATTACAGGTAAAGGCAGAGACCTTAGTGCTGCTGTGATTTCTTTCGGTAGCGAAGATAGTGAGCGTATTGCTACTTTGCAGGTATGCCAACAAATTGGTTACTTCTGAAAGGAAAGTACAAAAAATTAACAAGAACCCTGCTTAGGCAGGGTTTTTTTATACCCGGAGAAAATACATGTCTGAGAGCCTGGGGACGATTGAATACATCATTAAGGCCGATACAGCGCAGTTATTGATAGGCGGTCAGCAAGTTACAAAAGTCACCGACCAGATGGAAGACTCTTTCAAAAAGGTAGATAAGGCTAATGAAAGCTTAAATACCTCTTTGACAAAAACAGCCAGCGCAGTTTCTGGTGGGCTGAAATCCGGGATACAGCAAGCTGGCTATCAAATTCAAGACTTTATTGTCCAGATTCAAGGCGGGCAGTCGGCTCTTGTTGCATTCAGTCAGCAAGCATCTCAGTTAGCAGGCGCATTTGGCCCAAGCGGGGCTATTGTCGGAGCTGCCATTGCTCTTGGCTCTGTAATTACTGGCACGTTAATCGCGGCGCTTAACGGTGGGAAAAGTGCCATTGAGTCATTAAAAGATGCAGCAGAGCAGATGGATAAAGTAATTACCATCTCGCAAAATGGAGTAGCCGCTTACTCAGATAAGTTTGCGGCCTTAGCAAAAACAAACTCCGCTGTTGCAACCTTAATGAAGCGGCAGGCCGAGCTTGAACTACAGTCGGCGCTGTCCAAGGTATCGAAAGAAGTACAGCAAGCATCCAGCGATTTCATCACGTTTGGAGACTCTTTAGTCTCATCCTTAGGTGGTGGTTATGCGAGCGTTAAACTTTTTAACGATTACCTTTCAACCCTTAATATCACAACCGACAAATTCAGTGATGCATTAAAACAGGCAGCCGCTAGCGGGCAGTCCGGGCAGACGGCAATGAATTCCATGATTGCCACCGTTGGCGCGCTAGCCAGCAAATTTGACCTTACCGATCAACAGGCTTACGAATTTGCAAAGCAACTATCCGATATCGCTAAAAATCCGTCAGATGAAAAGTTAAAAGGGCTCGCTGCCACTCTTCAGAATGTTGGTAATGGACATTCCGCTGGGGCGCAAAAGGCACTGGAATATGCTCGCCGACTTCTTGAAATAGCAGGCACAAGCGCTGACGCTACAATGCGGCTTAAAGCGCTTAAAGAAATGACAGACTCGTTAACATCAAGTCAGGATAAAGCATTACAGCAAGCCAGACAGGAGCTTTTTATTACCAAGCAAACAGGAGATGAGAAACTAAAAGCTCAGGCGTGGCGTGATGCTGAAAATGAAGGTATCAAGCAAGGGACTCAGGCATTCAGAGATTACTACAATGTCAGGCTTGCAACGTATAAGCAGCAAGAAGCTAATATTGAGGCCGCGAGGTCAGAAAGGAAGGAGCAGACTTTAGCTGAGTCTGCTGCGAAAAAATTAGCCTCGCAACAGGAATCGATTGCGCAAAAACTCGCTAATATGCAACAGGCATCCGAGCTGGTCGCAGAATCCACCGCAAGCCTAAGCCGTGAGCAGGCAATTCTTAATGCACAGCAGTCTCTCGGAAAGGGAGCCACTGAGGAGCAGATTAAGCTTGCAGCTGAATACGCTGCGAAAAAGTGGGATACGGCAAACGCTTTAAAAGCGCAAGCGGCAGCGGAAAAACTAATTCCGGATTTACGTGAGAACGCATCTTACGCCAAGGATGTTAGTGACCTACAAGCCGCTTTAGATGCGAAAAAAATAACACAGCAGCAATATGATGCTGCATCGGTAAGAATGGAGCAGGACCATCAAGCAAATCTCGCTAAAATCCGTTCACAACAGGCTATAACGCCTCAACAAGAGGCTGCCGAGCAAGTCGATCCGGTGCAACAGTTGGCCAACCAGCACGCGCAAGAACTGGCGATGATTCAACAGTTCGAGCAGCAGGGCGTGCTGGCACATGAACAGGCTCTTGCTCTTAAAAACGCAGCAGATACAGAGTACGAACAGCAGCGCATTGCCGCGCAGTGGGAAATATTCCGTAACCAGAGTCAGGCTAACGAGTTGCTGGCATCTTCTCTCGATGGGCTTCAGAGCGGAACCAGTAGCGCCATTACTGGCCTGTTAAATGGCACGCAGAGCCTTCAGGAATCATTCGCCAACATCGGATCCACCATCCTGAATAGTGTGGTCGGCAGCCTTGTGCAAATGGGTGTCGAGTGGGTTAAAAGCCAGATTATGGGGCAGGCGGCAGCGGCTACTTCGCTGGCTTCCACCATGGCTCAGGCGACTGCGGCAGCGGCCGCGTGGGCACCAGCAGCGATAAGCGCCTCGATAGCAACGATGGGAGCTGCGAACGCAACCGGTCAGGCAGCGTATGCCACATCACTTGCCACAGCGAAGGGGATGGCGCTTGCAGGTGCCCGCCGATATGGCGGCACCGTTTCGGCAGGCAATGCCTACCGTATCAACGAGAGCGGCGAATCTGAGATTTTCCAAACTGCGGGAGGGAAGCAAGCCTTCATCCCAAACCAGTCGGGAAAGGTCATTCCAGCGGATAAGGTCGGAGGTGGTGGAGTTCAAAATGTTTACTTCACCATTAACACTACTGGCGGAATAAGTGATGCTGAGTGGGCGCAGATCGAGGCAAAGGCCGTTAGTATTAGTAAGAAAATGGCGCTTTACCAGATTAGCGACCAAGCCAACAGGCCGGGCGGAATAATACAGCGAAGGAAGAACGGATAGTTATTGTTATCATGCTGCTTCAACCAAATGATGGAGTTTTTGTATGGAATACCAGATTGAAGACATCACGCCTTATGAAGACGAAAGTGGCTCAGCTATCCTTGCCTGCGTATATGTAAATTACGAAGATCACTGCAAGGGTGTAAAAGTCCGCGTTCATTTACCGTTAAACCGGGAAAAGACACTGGCGGAAATAGAGCAGCAAATTCTTGAAGAAGCAAAGCAACAACTAAAGGAACTTGTCGCCACCTTTTAATTTAATCGCTGCTCATATGCCCCGCTCCGGCGGGGTTTTTTATTGGGGAAAATTATGCCAGAAGTATTCACATGGATACCGCAGAAGGGATACAGCGTTGAGCGAACGCCGAACGTTTCTGTCGTAAAACTGGGTGACGGCTACGAGCAGAGACAGGTGAAGGGTATCAATCCGCTTATGGATAAATACTCTCTCACGTTTAGAGGCGTGGGCAGCGCCTGCCGGAGTAATTCTGCTAAGGATGCTGAGGCCTTCCTGAAAGCCAGAGGGGCGGTTGAATCGTTCTACTGGACACCATCAGATACGGGAGTGCAAAGGCTCTTTGTTTGCCGCTCCTGGAGCATGGTTAAAACCGGGCCGTTATACGAACTCACGGCCACATTTGAGCAAGTGCCACGATAAGCCGCCTACGGGTGGCTTTTTTATTGGGAGTTATCCGTGCGCGATATTCCAGCGGAACTGATTATTGAAAGCGTTGATGCCGGAGTAGGCGCTTTCATTGACCTTTTTGAAGCGGACCTGCAACCCTACGGCGGTGATGTTGTCCGTTTCCATTCCGGTACGAATGGTTATTACGGCGATGTTATCTGGCGCGGGCTCGCCTACCCGGCGTACCCGATAGCAGTCGAAGGCTTCGAGCAAAAAAACGAAGGCACTTATTCCCGCCCAACAATGACGGTAGCCAATATCACCGGTCTGATAACGGGCATAAACCATGATTTCGACGACATGCGTGGTGTCGTTATCACCCGCCGGCAGGTTCCCGTAAAGCATCTTGACGCAGTGAACTTCCCTAACGGCAACCCCGATGCCGATCCGACTATGGAAGCGCTGTCGCGATATGTCGTGGAAGAGATGAGCCAGGAAACGGCGGAGCAGGTTACCTATGAACTTGCGACGCCCATCGATTGCGACAACGCCATTATTCCGGCTCGGACAATACTGGCCGATGTGTGCCAGTGGCAGTACCGCGGCATCGGGTGCGGTTATGACGGCCCGCCGGTGGCAGATGAGCGGGATAACCCGACATCTGATCCGGCGAAAGATAAATGTTCACACAGGAGATCAGGATGTCGCTTCCGCTACCCGCGGCCCGAGCCGATGCCGATCAGCAGCTTCCCCGGTTCGCAGAAAGTGAGTTGATAGGCGCATGCCTGGACTATGCGGCCTCATCAGCTGAGGAGGTATGCGGCCTGATTATCGACAATTGCCGCTTGCATCGCTGCCGCAACATCCACCCGCAGCCCACCACCAGCTTTCGCATCAGCGATGATGACTGGCTGGCGGCTGAGGATTCAGGCCAGATAACGGCCGTGTTTCACTCCCACCCGATGCTCTCTCCGGTGCTCTCTGGCGCCGATCGTCAGATGCAGATAATAACCGGGCTACCGTGGTGGCTGGCCTGCGGCGGCTCGCTGAGGCAGTTCCGGCCGGTTCCGCATCTGCTGGGCCGTCGGTTCGAGCATGGCACCATGGACTGTTACACGTTGTTCAGGGATGCCTATCACCTGTGCGGCATTGATTTGCCTGACTTTGAGCGAAGCAATGGCTGGTGGTTGCGCGGCGAGAACCTTTACATCAAGAACATGGCCGCCAATGGCTTCTGCCAGGTGTCTGCCAGCGAGGCATGTCCCGGCGATGTAATCATTCGCCAGCCTTTCCCTGGTGCTGACCCTTGCCACGCGATGATCCTTCTGGAAGACCATAAGGTGCTTCATCACGACTGTGCCGGGCACCTGAGCCGACGTGAGGATTACCGTCTGGCCTTTATAAAACAAACCCATTCGATATGGAGGCACGAACAATGCTCGTCTTTAGATTTGCGGGGCATTTCCGCCGACATTTCCGCCAGGTCTCACTGAATGTTGATACGCCTGCTCAGGGGCTTCGTCTGTTGCTGGCGCAGAATCAGGAGTTTAAAAAAGATTTCCTCAGAACACGTTTTCGAATGCGAATAGCGGGAGAAGAGGTAAAGGAAGTCGACATGAAGCTGCACATGGACAGGCATCTTAACGACGGATCAACCGTGTTTTTTGTGCCCGTGGTGGAAGGCGCAGGTATCGAAATCGGTATCGCAGGCTGGATTGCTATCAGCCTGGCTGCGGCGTCGGTTGCTTACTCCGTTTATGCTGCGCGCAACTTGAAAACCAAAACTTCGGCAGAGGCGGCCGAAACGAACACCATCACGAATAACTCATTCACCAGCGCTGAAAACCGCGTCGGGCAGGGGCGACCGGTTCCTATTTTACTCGGCGAGATGATGGTGGGCTCAAACGTAATTTCCCTCGGTATCGACACATCGAATAACCAGGACTGGACCGAATCAATTAGCTAAGGTGGCTTAAATGTCTTCAGGCGGCGGTAAAGCATCCACTCCGAAACTCCTCAACGATAACCTCAAATCAAAACAGTTTTACCGCGTGCTGGACCTTATCAGCGAGGGGCCGATTTATGGGCCGGTAGACCAGGCTCACCTGTCGTCTTTCATGCTGAACAAAACACCAATCACCGACACCAGCGGCAATGTCAGTATTAACGGTGTAAGCGTTGCCTGGCGGCCGGGTTCTGAAACACAGGCGCCGATTAATGGGTTTGGTGCCATTGAGGCGACAACCATTATCAATACCGAAGTCACCTACGATACGCCGCTGGTGCGTACCGTAACCGACTCGGAGGTGACCCGCGTACGCTTTAATATCGGCGTAACAAGCCTTGTTGAGCAGGATTCAAAAGGCAACCAGAAAAACACCTCAGTAACCATGGTTATCGAGACGCGGACAGCAGGCGGAGCGTTTGCCATTGCAAAGACGGTAACCATCGGGCCGAATAAAATCTCCGGAGAATACCTCGAGGCGCATGTTATCGACGCGCCGGGAATCAAACCGTTCGATATTCGCGTTCGGCGCATTACCCCAGACAGCACCAGCGATTTGCTGAATAACGGGACCATCTGGAACAGTTACACCGAAATCACTGACGACAATCTGTCTTATCCTTTTTCGGCTATTGCCGGGGCCGTTATCGACCGTGACCAGTACACCGATACGCCGAGCCGAACCTATCACCTTCGGGGATTGATCGTTGATGTGCCGGATAACTATGACCCGATAGCGCGAACGTATTCAGGCCTGTGGCTTGGAGGCTTTAAAAAGGCGTGGACCAATAACCCCGCCTGGCTGTTCCGTGAGTTGGTGAAAAATACCCGTTTCGGGCTTGCCCGCCGCGCTGGTTACATCGATGTTGATGACGGCGCTCTGTATGTGCTTTCTCAGTATTGCGATCAGCAAGTAGATGATGGCTACGGCGGAAAAGAGCCGCGTATGGTGCTGAACGCCTATATCACCGAGCAGGCCAGCGCCCGCGACATTCTTGATAAAATCGCCGGGATGTTTCGCGGTATTGCATTGTGGGACGGCATGCGCCTGACGGTCATGCTGGACGCGCCGCAGGACCCGATCGCCACAGTAACCAATGCTAACGTGGTTGACGGCAAGTTCAGCCGTAGCTCGGTGAAGCGCTCTGAGAAATACAATGCTGTGGTTGTGTCCTGGACGGACCCGGATAACGGCTGGGAGCAGGTGAAAGAGTACGTCTCTGATGATGAGATGATCGCGCGCAGCACCTATAACGAAACCACACTGGAGGCGTTTGGTTGCACTTCCCGTGGACAGGCCTGGCGCGCGGGAAAATGGCTGCTTGAGACAGCGAAAAGGGAAGGGGAACGGCTGTCGTTCCAGATGGCGAGGGATGCTATCCACTTTACGCCTGGCGATATTATTGAGGTAATGGATAACAACTATGCCGGGACGCGACTTGGCGGTCGCATTATGTCTCATTCCGGTACCAGAATAAGGGTTGATGCGGTTGACCCATCTCTTATAAGTAATGGCGATACCATGTCTGTTATGGGTCCAGACGGTAAGTTTGTTAAATACGAAATTGCCTCCGCCACGGATAGCATTGTCACCCTGAAAACAGCGCCCGCCTGGATTCGCGACGGTACAGTATTCGCTATTTCCACCAGCGAGATATCAGTCCGCTTATTCCGCATTCTCAGTATTGCCGAAACAGAGAATAATTCCGTTTACAGCATCACAGCATCTCAGCACGACCCTAACAAACAGGCTGTCGTGGACGAAGGCGCGGTTTTCGATATACCCAGCGACACTCTGAACGGATACCGTGTGCCGAACATTGAAAACCTGCGTATTCTGAACACGAACAGCGAGACCGTGCAGGTGACCGCAACGTGGGAGACGGCCACCACGACTAAAAAACTGGTATTCGAACTGTACGTTTATACCGAGAGCGGCGCGGTTGTGGCGCAGTATGAAACTGATCAGTTCCGTTACGACTTTTACGGGCTAAACGCCGGGAATTACACACTTGGCGTACGTGGTCGCAATGAAAATGGGATGAAAGGTGCAGAAACTCAGGTTAGCCTACTAATTGGTGCCCCTTTACCTCCCAACTCAGTGCAGTGGATACCCGGGCCTTTGCAGGCCACTCTTGTCCCGGTTATGTCTGTTTCTGCCACCTCTGATACTTCATTTGAATTCTGGTATGCAGGGGAAATCCCTGTTACTGGCGATATTGAAAACAACACACAGTTCCTGGGTCGCGGATACCAGTGGACGCTTCAGAGGCTTAAATTCGACCACACCTATTACGTTTATGTCCGAACCCGGAATGCTTTTGGCGTGTCTGATTTTGTTGAGGCCTCAGGTAAACCGACAGACGATTTCAGTGATATTACTGATGCAATTCTTGAGGAAATGGAGGAAACAGAACTCTTCAAGGATATGGTCGAAAACGCCGTTGATACCAGCGAGAAGGTCTCGCAGATGGTGACGGATATCCAGGCCAACGCTGACAGCCTTGAGCAGCAGGCGCAGCAGATTAAGGAAAATGCCGACGGACTTTCAGCGGCAGAAACCAAAATCGATGATATGCGCGTGAGCATCGACGGGATGAGCGGCGGCGTTAAAAACTCTGCAATCTCTATCATCCAGGGCAATCTCGCGCAGGTTACGAGCCGCCGCAGCCAGACGGCTAAGAACGCCAGTAATTCGGCGTCTATTGACCGTGTTGAAACAACAATAGCGACTAATGAAGAGGCAACCGCGCAGGCATTAACCGAGATTCGTGCCAGTGTTGCCACCAACACCGCAAGTGTCGTGTCGCTGACGACATCATTTGCGGATTATCGACAGGCCACAGCAACGCAAATAGATTCTTTGACTGTTTCCGTAAACGGAACAACCGCAGCCGTTACGACAAATGCCCAGGCTATTGCATCACTGTCGGGGAGCCTGTCCGCGATGTATTCAATCAAAGTAGGGGTGGATGCAAACGGCGTGAAGTACGCAGCGGGAATGGGGCTGGGTGTTGAAAATACTCCGTCCGGCATGCAGTCGCAGGTCATTTTCCTGGCGGACCGTTTCGCTGTAATGAGTCAGGCGGGCAGTGCTGTAAGTCTGCCATTTGTTATTCAGAATGGTCAGACGTTCATTCGCGACACGTTCATCCAGGACGGCACCATCACTAACGCCAAAATCGGCAGCTTTATTCAGTCGTCAAACTATGTGGCAGGTTCGGCTGGCTGGAGACTGGACAAGAGCGGAACATTTGAGCGCAATGCCGCCAATGGCGCCGGAAGAACGGTAGATAACGGCGTTCTGCGACTGGTTTACGACGCTAACGGAACGCTCAGAATTCGTGACGGACTCTGGTAAGGAGGAGTTATGCCGTGCGGTTTACAGTGCTGGGATGCGAGTGGAAAGCTGATAGTGGATATCGGCGACTACAACACGCGTTATCTCGGTAGGACAACCATCACAATCCCGGACAATATAAATGCAGTTACCGGCGGATTTGCAGGGCTGACAGCAGCAGGCAGCTTTGTTGTTGTCGTATCAACGGTGAGTTCCGTCAATTATACCCCAGCTAATTTCGCAGCCCGTGCTTATGATGGAGGGTTCCGCATTTTCAAGTTATCGAGATATACCCCCTCCGTAACTCTCACTCTGGATATGTATGCATTCTTATGAGCGGATATCAGGTATGGAATGATAAAGGCGCCCTTGTGATCGACTCGAATTATAAAGGAACCTATTATTACGATAATCGTATTTATTCCGGAATAAGCGATATCGGATATTACAATATATCCTGCCAACTGGGTAACTCTGTTGATATGGGTTTTGCGGGTGGCAGTGCCCCGCTGGATGATGGTCTCAGGTGGTTTAAACCTAACAATAACGCAAAGATGTTTTTTGCCGGACCGGACTGGATGACGGCGAACGCGGGTTCAATGGCAAGAACACGAAACGACATCCCGGTTGAAAGTGGTTATCGCGATATTTTTAATGCCGCCGGTCAACTGGTGTGGTCTGCCGTTATGGCCGCTAAAATCCCCCGTATTCTGGGGTTTTTTGATGTGCCAGCAGGTTTTGACCTTGATAATGCGGTGTATTCCCAGACCATCGGCACCAACAGCTGGATACTGGTAAGCGCTGTGCCAGGAGGAAATATTTCAGATGATGGTACCGTTACAGGTTTTTCCGGCCCGTTTTTCAGGTTCGTCAACGGTGTGCTCCAGTGTCAGTGGGTTAACCAGAACCAGCAAACATGGGCTAATACACTGAAACCCTACGGGATGCGGATACCTTACGGCATCCTTTCAAATCTGTCTTAAACCTGCATAAAGCACTGAGCATTTCAAAGTAAACAGTCCGCCGGACAGCGGGCTGTTTTATTTGTGGGGTATTGGGCTGTAGCTTATCTAAACCGGCGTTCTTGATGGCTGAGTGGCAAGCATGTTCTGGCCGGTTCCTCTTACCGGGTCAAAACGATAGGTTACTTTAAACTGTCCCTGTTTTTTAAAGCATATATTCCAGGCTCTTCTGTTGAGATGCCTGGCGAATATTCCATTGCTTGTGTCTGATATTACGGACACCTCTTTTTTATCACAGTCAACAACAGCTGTAATTTCTCCGCCCAAAGACATTCTTGATGCTTCTACAGGGTAATCCATCACGTAATCAGTATTTCTTCCGGACGTTGCACAGGCAGAGGTAGCCAAAGCAATAACCAGAGTCATGGCTTTTGTCAGTTTCACTTAAATACCTTTTTGTTTTTTATTTTATGCCTGCCGATTATATCAGTAGGCTGGAGAAATAATATGATTTACAGCACGGGAACAATTTCTTTAAACGGCAATATAGCTACCGGAAATGGTAGTAACTGGACCGCCCCTTCAAGTCAGGTTCGTCAGGGGCAAGTGTTAATTGTTCTCTCCACGCCTGTGCAACTGTTCCAGATTAATGCGGTAAACAGCGCAACAGAACTTACCGTGTCGCCGGCAGCCGCAGCCCCTTTAAACGACCAGGAATACGGGATTCTTGTCAGTGATGCCATGTCAATTGACGGCCTGGCTCAGGCGATGTCACAGCTCATCAATGAGTACGATGAGAATATCGGTTCATGGGAAGCCTTCGCGCTCACATCTGCGGCGCAGGATATTACGGTCACCATCAACGGCCAGCAGCTCAGCATCCCTTCAATTGGTAAACTGAAAGACAGCATTAGCAAAAAAGCGGACAAAGATGCTCTCGAAAAGAAAGCCGACCTTGTTTCTGGTGCTGTTCCTGTAACGCAGGGTGGCACCGGCGCCACTGATGCGGCGGGGGCACGAACGAACCTGGGTCTCAAAGGCGCAGCAACGCGCGATGTCGGGAAGGCTTCGGGTACAGTCGCAGCGGGTGATGATTCTCGACTCAACACAATCGACGGCAAAACGGGCGGAGCTGTTACAGACTCAATATATGTCAAGACGATAAATAACAATCTCGGTGTTGTCGGCGGGACAATTGCATCGACCATACAGAATACCATTGGTGGAACCAGCACGCAGTTCCAGATGTTTTCTCAGCTGGCATCAGGGGGGCAGCGTTACGGATTTCTGCGTTTGTATCAGGATACATCTTACAAAGACTGGTACTTTGACTACAGTGGCGGCGTTGCTTATGCACCTGTGGGCTGGAGTCAAGCCTCTGACAGGCGCGTAAAAGATAAAATAACCAGAATTCCAGAGCCTTTAGCCAAGATGCGCAAGATATCTGGAAATACATGGGTTCGTAAGGATGACCAGTCCAAAGGTGCATTCGGGATGGGGTTCATTGCTCAGGAAGTAGCTGAAGTATTCCCTGAAGCCGTTAGCTATGCAAGAGAGGGCTGCTACACGGTTGATGGGAAAGTGATAGATAAGCCTTTAGCTCTTTCCCCGGGCGATGTTGCCGCTGCCCTGCATCACGAATCGCTACTTAGCCTGATGGATATCCTGAAATCAGCGCTGGAAGTTATTGCAGACTCCACTTCCGATACCGAGACACGGGAAAAACTGTCTGCCATTGCGGCATTGATACCTGAAGCAGGGACGGCGCAAAAAGATAGCGCCGTTGAAAATCAGTAATATTGATAGGCCGCTTCGTCTTGATCCCCCTCCTGTTTAAAAATACTGTATATAAAAACAGTATAATTTATTGGGAGGGAATATGCCGCGCAGAGATGACATTGAAACGGCCTTCAGAGCCGCAGTTGAGTTCAAACCAGATGCCCGCCGGATTGTGACGACGGAAGCGTTTGTGAGGGAGTTGCAGAAACATAACTGGGACTGGACACTGAAAGAGGCGAATAAGTGGATTGAGCTTTCCGTCAGCACGTTCAGAGACGTGTCCACGGAGGAGGGCGAGAACAGGACGTTCACTCTCTACAATCCGAACGGAGGCCTGTGACATGTTCGCATCTCCGGCTACCGATTACCTCGAACAAAAGATATCGCTCGACGCGCTCTGCGTCAGGAGTCCGGCATCTACCTATTTCCTCCGCGCCAGTAACACATACTGGAAGGCGGGTATACTTAACGGCTCACTGCTCGTAGTAGACATGAGCGTTAAGCCGTGCGACGGGTCAATCGTTGTATGCGCATATGAAGGCGAGTTAGTGCTTAGGCGGCTTAAGCTTATCTCGCGTCGTTGTTTGCAGGATATCGACCACCCAAACTTCACATGGCCGCTGCCAACGGAAGAGGATGAGGTGAGGGTTGTTTATGGCGTGGTGACGTATGTCATTAACGATACCCGGGGAGGGGAGTTTGATGACACTCCGTTTTGATGGGGCATGTATGGGGCAAAAAAACATGCGTGAACTATAACGAACTACACCGCCACGCTTTCTCGTGACGGCTAATAAACTGTTATGTAAAGCGCTCTTGGACGATCTATAACGTTTAGAAAAAATGCATCTTCATATTATGAACATGCAGGTCTAGTTTCCCCGCTTTAATTCAGCCAGCTTTTCGTGCTGGCTGAAGGGTAAAACTCCTCATTCTTTTGCATTTGCAGGCGTAAACGCATAAACCGCTTTTTTACTCTGTTTAATAAAGGGGCGCTCGACCCACCGGTAAGTCAGCATGCTGACGGATGCGGTAATCAGCAGGCTGATGATTACGCCCGGTATAAAGCTCAGATGCGTCCAGGTAAAAATGCAGGCATAGACAACGCCATGCAGCAAATAGATGCTGTAGCTGGCGGTGCCTGCCAGTCTTAACGGCATAAACGTTAATAAGCCCAGTAGCGACGCGCCGGAAGCGACCGAAATAAAAAGCGGAAACAGCATCGGCGCGCTGTAAATACTGTAGGCCTTATATTTCAATCCCCAGACCATAATCACCAGCGAAGCGATGGCGAATAAGACAAAGAGCTTGTTCACCAGCACCCTTTTTAGCGCCGGGTAATATTCATGCAGCAGCGCGGCCAGAATGCCAAAGCCAAAACAGAGCGCAAGCGTAGCGTTTTTCTCGTTAATGATACCTAGCTTACAAACGGCGGCTATCGTTATAATCGCCACAGCCAGGCAGGCGACTTTATTTCGAAAAAGACAAATAAAAGCAATGATGGCCGGGAAGGCGAGGTAAAACATCCACTCATAAGCCAGCGTCCAGATAACGCCGGCGACAATCAGCGAACCCCGATAAACAGGGGTGAACGACACCGGCTCCACAAAACCAAACGTTAGCCAGGAGACGATAAAACGCAGGATCTCCGCAAGCGTTGTCGACGGCTTAAGCCCCATGGCAAAGGAAACAAAGAGCACCGCCACCAGGACAAAAAGGTATTGCGGAACGATGCGGGCAAACCGCTTGTAATAAAAAAGCGGAATGTTGATGCCGTTATTTTTAATGCCGTGATTACCGAAAAGATAACCTGTTATCATAAAAAAAAGCATGACCGGCACATAGCCAAATGAGGCCAGCAAAATTAACGGGTAGTCATTCTCTGTTGAAAAGAAATGATTCCCTTCGCTCAGCGACCAGCTTCCCTGATGATAATAGTTATAAGCAAAGACCGAATGGTGTAGCGCTACCAGCAACGCCGCAAGGCCTCGCAGCGCATTAATATGGTTAGAACCCGGATCGCGATATTCTGAATCAGCCAGTAAAGTGGATTTTTTATAAGAGGCCAGCCAGAACGGCAACAGAGCGGCAGCCATAAACAGCAGATAAGCTGCAAGAGCGTACATTTTTTTCTCGCTTACAGGCTCTAAGGCGTGCAGAGGAACCAGGATAGTAATAGCGTAGCGAAGGGCGGTAAAAAGCAAAGCGCGAAAAATGAAATACAGATTAAGGCTATGCCCTTATTCACGATCTAAAGGAGTTGGCCGCCGCTAACCTTTTACATATCAATAAGTAAATATAAGCGGCCGCCCGCAGAAAAAAACCTAAGAATGGGGTTTATCTACCGGCTCCACTAATTCAGGCCCCTGGTTTTTTACATTCCCCACCGCTCTTGTTACCGGATGCCAGGCGAAAGCGTCGGCAGGCAGCGCGCCTTCATGGGCAAGCTCATCCGCCCGCTTAGCGGATGTGTCGGGGTGCAGCCAGGCAAGGGCCGCTTCGGGCGTTAACACCAGCGGACGACGATCGTGGATATCCACCAGCCCTGCATCTGCGGCAGCGGTGACGATGACAAACCCTTCGGCTTCACTGTTGGCGTCAAACGGCGTTTTGCCAATCGCAGCGAAACAGAGCGGCGCTTTATCCTCGCGATAGATAAAGTAGGGCTGCTTTTTATCGCCCACACGCTGCCATTCATACCAGCCATCAGCGAAAACAATGGCCCGGCCGTTCTGCCACAGCGGTTTAAACATCCGGCTTTGCGAGGCGGTTTCCACGCGGGCGTTAATCAGCGGCGCTTTATGCCACCACTCCGGGGCGTAACCCCAGACCACGGGATCTAAATGCAGCGTATCGTTTTCATCCATGCTGAGCAGCAAAACGCGGCTGCGCGGGGCAACGTTGTAGTGGGCGAGCGGCTCCGGGTCCCAGGGAATATCACGTTCAAAATTCTCGGTGAAAGGGGCAAGGTATTCTTCCCGGCTTCGCGTTTGCGCGAATCGTCCGCACAT